TATCAGCTAGTAACTCCCCTGGATTTAAAACAACATAAAAGGAAAGACAATGTCATCATGTAATATACCAATAGATAGTTTTCAAACAGTAGATGGGTCACTAAATGTAAGTGAGAAATATGCACAGTTAATGCAAGATAGTATGGGAGAAGATTCTCTGTACACTAGAGCCAAGGACACAATGTTCGTACAGTTCGATAACTTGAATCTAACAGCAGAAGAGAAAGCTAAAGTAGTAAGTGAAAGTATTGTTGCAATGACAGTACAGTTAAGCGGAGCTGCAATGCAAACAGCACTAGCATGGGAAACAGGCGAGAGGGATGGAGCATATAATCTTGCACAAGTTAAAGCTCAGACTGAATTAGTACAAGCACAGTTTGTTAAAACAGAAGAAGAGATATGTTCTACTATAAAGAAGACAGAGCTTACTTGTGCTCAGATTACAGCTACTATATCTGCTACCTTTAGAGAGAATGGAGTTCCTACAGCATATGAAGCTGATGGATGTAGACCTACTGCATTAGATGAGACAGGGCTTAAATTTCACCAGACTAAGCAAGTAGAAGCTGCAACATACCAAGCATTCGCTGATGCATTCAGAAAGAGTGGTGTTGTACAGATTGGTACAGATATCAGTGATACAGTTACTAAAGGGCTTAGTGGAGATGAGGAAGGTTATACTCATCAACAAATCCTCAATGCGGAGAGACAAAGAGTTGCATATGAGGACAGTAAGCGTAATCATGCTGCTAACTCAGCTTCACAGATGATAGGTCAACTATTGTCATCAGAAACACTTAGCACATCAAATGAACAAGATGTACAAAGATGGAGAGAGGCAGTAGACTTCTTGAACACATCACACTCATCAACAGACTTACCATAGTAGGTCAAGATGAGCTTCCTACAGAGAGACCTTGCAACCATACCTAGAGCTAAGTTGGCAACAGCACAAGCTCTATATGTCCACTTTAATAAGTTCTGGAAAACCAAAACTGTAGGTGATGGGGTAGAGGTATATGAACCTTCTGCTCTAATATATTATGGTGGAGGATTCAGACAAGATACGGTTACTAAGAAGTTTGTCAAAGCATTAGGAATGAGTTGGGAAGAATTTACTGGACAGTCTGTAGATGATGAAATAGAAACTATGTCTTTTATCTTTAAACCAGGATTCCATTGGGATGGGTATAAGGCTTACTCTAATCATGGAGATGCCAAGACACCTACCTACGGATTTAATAGACCAACAAAACAACAGATAGTTGATTCTATTAATAGAGAGTATGCTGTAGGAGAAGAGCTTAAGGCTACAATAGCTTACGGTGGAGAGCTTAAACGATATGTAAGTGAACATGAACTTGAATGGGTTGCTACAGGCTCTAGGATTGAAGCAGGAGGGTTTAACTCAAATACTGTTCGTTCTATTCTTCATAGTAACCCTTGGTACTTCTTTGCTAACAGTAGACATATGCCATATAGTAAGGATTCTAATCCATTCCAAATATACACAGGGAATAATGATACCTTGGAAACATACTACTCTCAATCTGATAGGAAACTACCAGTTACAGAAGTTTATGCCGAAGGAAGTACTCATGGTGTATTAGCTGTACTTGGAGATAATAATGTATTTGAAGTGCTGTTGAAGGATGGAGAACCGTTAATACTAGACCCTCAAACAACAACCAGACATAACTCAGATGGAGAAACTCTTAGATACCAATACTCTTTATCATATACATTTAAAGGCTGTGATATATACTCACAGCTTGTGAAAGATATAGATGAATGGTTTGACAACTACTACGATGATATAAGAACGATACCGATAATAAATAGACCTGTAGATAAGTATAAAGAGGAACTTACTACCTCAACTATAGATACAAAGATTAAACATGTAATGAAATCCATGATGGTTAATCCTCTTACTGCCAGTAGTAGCAGTGACCCTGTGGAAGATAGTGTCTACTACTATGCCCCCGATGGTAATGGTGCTCACTCAGGACTAGTAAAGGTATCTGCCTTAGCATCTATGAAGAAACGAGAGATGCAGAGATTCTTATCTACTATGATTGATGTTGATTACACAGTAGAGAAAGCTAGTTGGTTCGAGAAAGCATTGTCATTAGTCATCATTGTTGTATCTGTAGTGATAGCTGTCTATGCAGCAGGAGCAGCAACAGGAATACTAGCACAAGTAGCTGCAGGAGCATCTAGCTTTGCTGTATCTATAACTATTGGCTCTATGGTTCTTTCAGCTGTTGGAGGACTATCAGCACAGGGTCAAGTCCAGATGCTTGGAGATATAGCTACTATGGCTGGGTATGTTGCACTGGTCACAGGTATAATGGCCGCTTACCAAGCATTTACCACTAGTGTTGCTAAGAGTACTCTAGGTACAGCAGCAGAAACAATGGGTAGTGATGCTATTGCTCAAGCTGCATCAAAAGTAACTGTAGGTGATATGTTTAACTTTGCAGTAGACAGTGTGAAAGAGAATATCTCAAGTGTGTTCACAGATTCTGCATCTCTATCATTCAAGGAAGTTGTTTCTTACGTTGGTGATGGTGTAAAGATGTTGCAAAAAGTAAATGATTATATGATGGACAAAGACATGGAGGAACTTAAAGCTGAAGAAGCTCAATTAGAAGCTGAGGAATCTGCATGGAATGAATCTTTGAGTAATAATATATTTAAAGATGGAAGTACTACCCTAGCTATGGAGTTGATGAAAGTGTCTGAGTATGATTCCATCTCTCTGATAGATTTAGCTAAATATGAGGATTCTGCAGTATCATTTAAAACTGAAGATTCTAGGAATTGGTTTATAGGGCTTAACAGTTAAGGTATAATTTTAAACATAAAAGGAATTGACATGGAAGAAGAAAAACTCACTAAGGCTGAAAAAGAGTCTGCTATGAAGAAAGAGGTACTTGATAACTACAGACAATCTAAGTCAGGGAAAGAACCTGTTAACAAGCAGATTGATGGTTGGTTGGATATATACAAGGGTAAGTTGTATGGCAATGAACAAGCAGCTAGAAGTAAAGTAATTGTTCGTGATGTATATAAAACTATAGAAGCTCTTAAACCTAATTTGACTGAACCTTTCATTGGTTCTCCTAAACCCATTGATGCTGTTCCATATACAGCAGCAGGAGAGATGTCATCTGGAGCATCAGAGAAATTGCTTAACTATCAGTTTACTACTCAACAAGATAGAAGAAGCTTAATGAATACTCTTGCTGATGTAGTAGCAAGGGAAGGTACTGTTTGGGCAAAGAACGAATGGAAGTATGAGGATGAAGAGTTTCGTACTCCTATGACTGTTCCAAAAGAAGCTCTTGCTATGATTCAGGATGAGTATGAGATTGTTTCAGATAATGGAGATATAGTAGATATAGAAGTTATTCAGATAGAGGTCAAGAAGAATGAACCACATATCAGACTATGTCGTAATGAGCATATCTTTACAGACCCTACAGCAGAATGTGATGATGACATACAATTTATAATCCACCAATACGATACAACTATGTCGGACCTCAAGAGTGCTGGTGTATATAAGAATCTTGATAAGCTAGAAGCTAAGTCATCAGATACAAACTTGCATGATACTTCATTAGGAGTAAGCAGAGATGTAGATGCTATTGAGTTTGGACGTAACCCTAACTATCGTGTGTTTGGAGATAGTGCTAGACAGAAGATAACTATTATGGAATATTGGGGATACTATGACCTTGATGGTGATGGTATAGCTGAGCCTGTACTTATTGTATGGGATAAGCAGAATGAGATATTCATTCGTGAAGAAGATAATCCTATGCCAGATAAAGAGATACCTTTCGAGAGAGCTGTATATATAGAAGAGCCATTCTCTCTATGGGGTAAAGCATTAGCTGATGCTATGGATGATGGACAGAAGATACATACTGCTTTTATGCGTGGCATGATTGATAATGCAGCCTTAGCTAACAATGGTCAGAAGTTCATTATGAAAGGTGGTATTGACCAAGCTAACTTCAGACGTATGGTAAATGGTGAGAAGCATATATATATGAATCAGAACCCAGCAGAAGTACTACAAGATGGTTCATACAATGAAATGCCTAGCAGTATGTTTAATATGTATGAGATGGTTGAAGCACAGAATGAAGGAATTACAGGTGTTACTCGTCAAGGGCAAGGACTTAATTCACAGAGTGCAGACCAAACAGCAGCAGGTGCTTCTATAACTAATACCAACTCACAAAGACGAATGCTTGATACAGTACGAAATATTTCTAATATGCTTCGTAAGTTATTGAGAAGACAATTATCTTACTCTCTAGAGTTTCTGCAAGAAGAAGATTGGATACGTATTACAGGTATGCAGAAGCCTCAAGGAGTGCTTGGCAAGGACTTTGATATACAGGTTAATCTAGTTACTGATGCTCAGAAACAATCTAAGATACATCAGTATTTACAGATGTTCCAAAACCTACAGTATGTTACTGGTGAG